CTTCTTGGATTCATCCAAGTAAAGCTCGGAGTACAAACGCCACCAGCGTTGGTAGTGCTTGTCGATGCGCTGTCCACCAATGGACAATTCAGCGGACGCGATCGCACGCTCGGCGACCCAGTTACAGTCATCACCGGACGCGGACAAGGTGTTCGCCGCGGCGGATTGAAGTTCGACGTACATGTCGCCGACCAAATCACCGTTGCGGGCAACAGTGACGGACACGCGGCCTGAGTCGGCGGCGGTACCGTTAACAGTTTGTTCGATGTTTTCCATCGCGAAGTTAGTGTGACGCTTGTAGACAGCTTGGAAGAAGGTAACCTTTGGGTTACCAGTCAAGTAGACGTCTTGGGCGCCGTAAGCGACAAGTTGCATGAGACCACCGGCCATTGTGAGAGTTTTTGTACTATATACCAACATTTTTTTTCTGACCAAAATCGCGCCTGGTGCGAAATTTTTGATTTCAATTTTTCTCAGTCTAGCTTAAAATGTCGTCTCGCCCTGAGGATGAAGAACCAGTTGATGAAATTGAAGAGGGGGAAATCATCTCCGATGAAGAGGAAGATATTGAGTTTGACGAAGAAGAAGAAGATTTCTTCCAAGAAGAGGAGGACGAAGGCATGGATCTTGCGGGTCTCATGAGCTCCCTTCTGGCGACCCCAGACGGCGACACCGTGTGCTCCGCCCTTGTCAATCTCTGTTACCAATTAGAAACCCAAAACAAGATTCTCATAAAGATGCTTGCCAAAATACAACCCCCAAAATCAGCTTAGAAACAAAAATCGTTATTCAGTAAATACATAGAAATGGAACATACCCATTTCATTGATAAGGAACCTAATAAGTATGAGGCTCTGACGGAGTTACTCAAACAACACATCCAATCAATGAAAGAAGATGAGGTTAATAGTACTATCGAAAAGTGGGAAAAGCGTTGGGATCTTAAAACCAATGATTTTAGAAATGCACGCGAGTTGGGATACCGGCAATTCATTCACCCTGATAATTTTGATGAATATGGTAATCCGAATCCATCACGAATTGATATTTTGGCTATCAAGGGTATCCGTGAAAAACAAAGAACATATCTCGTGACTCTTAAAAATCATGCACGTGATCTTAAAATACACAAACAGGAACCAAATGACGATGGTATTACCGTGGTCAAGCGTATCAACAACATCCTTAAACAATTAAGTGATGGGTACGAAAACATTCGTCGGCACTACACCTCATTTGAGAGAGTAGATAACCCAACAGCTCAACCACAATTTAGTGTGAACGGCGATCCATCTACAATGGATGAAGATGAGGTTGAAAAATCTACACCATTTCAAAAATGTCTCCTGTACTCCCTTGATCAAACATACAAAGCTGGCTATCGTAGATACAAGGGTCAGTGCTGTGAAGAAATCCGAACAGTGGAAGGACACAGAACTCGCGCCTGGCAACCAAAGTTCACCATTGAACAGTTTGTCTATTCACTCGCACAAAAAGATGACGACTTCATTACATGGAAAAACTTTACAAGTCGTGGCTCTGTTTTCCGAGATGTTATTGATAATATGACAAAATGTGTTGATGCCCAGTTTCCAGAAATTACAAAGAGGCGTCATGTATGGTCATTTAAAAATGGTGTCTTTGTCGGAAAAGAATGGATTCCGGACAAGGGAATCTATGATTGCTGTTTCTACCCATACGATAGTCAAGAGTTCCGATGCCTTGATCCCACTATCATTGCGTGTAAGTACTTTGACCAACAGTTTGATGACTTCTCTCACATTGAGAGATGGCAAGATATTCCAACACCATGGTTTGATTCCGTTCTCAAGTATCAAAAATTTGATGATGAAGTCTGTAACTGGGCGTATGTCATGGGTGGTCGTCTCTGTTATGATGTGGGTGAATTAGATGGCTGGCAGGTAATTCCATTCTTCAAGGGTATCGCGCGTTCAGGTAAGTCTACCCTCATTACAAAAGTGTTCAAAAAGTTCTATGAAAATGAGGATGTCGGCACCCTTTCAAACAACATTGAAAAGAAGTTTGGTCTTTCAGCTATCAAGGATTCATTTATGTTTATTGCACCAGAGGTCAAAGGTGACCTCGCATTGGAACAGGCGGAGTTCCAATCTATGGTTTCAGGTGAAGATGTATCTGTTGCTGTAAAGAATAAGACTGCGGTCTCAATTGAGTGGAATGTTCCCGGGGTCCTTGGGGGGAATGAAGTTCCAAACTGGAAGGATAACTCCGGTTCCGTTCTCCGCCGTATTTTGGCGTGGAACTTCTCAAAACAGGTAAGAGATGCCGACCCACAACTTGATGAAAAGTTGAACAGAGAATTGCCCATCATTCTTCTCAAGTGTGTCAAAGCGTATCTTGAATACTCAAATAAGTACAGGAACAAAGATATCTGGAATGTGGTTCCAGAGTACTTCAAGAAGATCCAGAAGCAAGTGGCTATGGTTGCGAGTACACTCCACAACTTCCTGGAAAGTACAAACATTGTCTTTGGAAAGGAACTCTTTGTGCCTCAAAAGTTATTCATCCAGGTATTCAATCAACATTGTCAAGCAAACAATTTGGGCAAGCCCAAGTTCAATCAGGACTTCTATGCGGGTCCTTTCAGTTCAAGGGACATTGAGGTCAGGGAAGAAGTCGTCAACTACAAGGGTAGAACTTATCCAAAACAACCGGTCATCTACGGTTTAGATGTGGTTGAAGAATCCCTTGGTTTCACCGATGACTACTAAAAAAAATACTACCCAATAGTAGATATGAGTCAGCAGCTCAGAGAATTTGTCCGGCAGTCGGGGGTGGAGGTGCGTCCCACGAACAGTCCAAGTTCGGTTTCTACGACTGCGTCAAATAACGCACTAATTAGAGATATTGAGGCGGATATGGCGTTTCCTCCCCGCCTTGAAAAAAATATTATGAGCAACGAAAACTATGGAGAGTTTGCTCAATTTGTTCATAATTCAAATAGCAATGATAATAACAATACCAACGAAATTATCGCAATGGCTGTGAAGCCTGTAACACCCACTTTGACATTCAAGGTCAGTAAGTTGAACCCAGGAATGTTCAATGCGACGGTGAATAAAAACTTTAGCGCCGAAACCCGAATCAATCTTAAGAAGATTCTCCTTAAGACCCCCCTTCCACGAACACCCATTGGTGAGGGTCTTTATTTAGACACCAAAGAGATTAATGGCGTCTATGGACGTTTTACGACAGGTTTCTCCCACACTCGTGAATACGGGAAGAGGGGTGACCTTAACAAGGACTTTTTTACCGTTCAATTGAAGGTGGCGATTTCCGATGACACCGAATCTAAGGGTGCCACAATCAACTTTTACAAAAATGGTAAGATTCGCTTCTCGGGTGGATTTATTGGATCAAACATCTCAAATCAACCCGAACTTATTCGTCGTTTCATTGTAAATAACTACAGTGACAAGGAAGCCTTCCTCTACACCCCATTTGAATATAACAATCTCAGTGGTCAGTTTAGAGTGAATGGTATTTTTAAAAGTATGGACACACTGACTCGAAAATTCGTCACCAGTTATGGTGCTACCGATGTCAAGTATGAAGCGGAACTCTCACCATTTATGTATCTCACATACAAGGGTCATAAGTATATATTGGCCAAGTCTGGAAACATTCAAATATCCGGTGCTCAAACACCCGCGGATATGCTCGCGTCATATACAGATGGTTCTCAACTGGCAAAAATGCTCTACGAAAATGGGGAAATCTCCCTAACTGCATCTGTACCAAACAGATTGGTCAAGGGAAAGAAAGTCAGATCCCCCAAAAAGAAATCTATTTTGAGCAAGAAGCAGGCGTCGGCTCTCAAAATTGACGCCAAGCAGTGTATGCGTATGCCAAAACCAGAGCTTGTGGATCTCGCAAAGAAGATGGGTGTTGTTGGTATCACCACTTCAACAAAGAAGGAGGAGATTTGTGAAAAGATTAAGAAGATCTCGGGGGTGAAGAGTGCCACTTTCCGTAACACCCAAAAGAAGAAGAATGTTGCCCTCGTTGGATCGGGTAACAACTTCAAGGTTGGACGCGCTACTTGTACAGGATACAGCAAGACTGAACTTCTCCGAGTTGCCGGCATCCTCAAGATTAAACTTGATTCCAAAGAGACAAAGGCCACACTCTGTAAGAAGATTGAAAATGCGCGCAACGCCATGCTTGCCCCCAAACCTAAACCAAAGACACCACCCACTCGTAAGGAAGTGGCTCAAAAGAAGAGAGATGTAAAGAAGGAGCAAGTCGTCAAGAAGAGAGGTCTCAATGAAAACTCCATTCGTAAAGATATTGTAAAGCTCTATGGCAAACGATGGATAGATCGTTACAAGAATGTGATGCCTTCCCTTAACAATGATGTCAAGGAAATGAAAATGCGCCTCAACAGATTGAAGACTGGAAATAAACAAGGTATTCCTTTCAAAAAGGATGTGGATACTCTCAAGAAACGCCTCGTGGACCGGTGGAAGACTGAGAGAGGTAGAAACTTGGAAAAGAAAGTTGTTCGTAACCAATTGAATGTCGCTGGTGTACCAAACAAGCTTGTTGCCCAATACAGAGATGCTGCGGCAAATTATATTATGAAGAATGGACCAACAATGAAACAACTTGAAAAGTACAAAAAGACATGGATAAACTTAAGGAATAAGTCACAAAGATAATTAAATATGGGATCAATTGAAGAACAATTGATTGGACGCCTTGAGTTGGGTAAGGAGAGATATGGCCACGGTGTGATTGTCAATTCCGATACCCGTGAATGGGGAACACCTGAAAACTCTTGGATTAACATGTGTCAAGAAGAGCTTTTAGATGCGGTGATCTATATTGTGGCTGATTACATTAGAAAGGGGAGAGAGAGTGAAAAGATTATGTGTGAACTTGAACTTGACTTCAAAGTTGATGAAAAGTTTGCTAATGCACCTGATCCAGCGAAACATCTATTGGAATTGCATGATGAAGATGATAACGCACTCATCATGCACATCGTGAAGAATTACAACAAAATTGAGAGCCCCAAGCATCACATGCTTG